AGCATGTTTTCTTCAATAGCACCTTGAGCATCTAATTGCTGAAGAATGTCATCAAAATCTGCTAATGCACCAGAACCAGGTCCAGCAGCTCCAGCAAATCCAGAGTATACATTACCTCTGTCTTCTAAAGCAGCGAACATACCTTGAGTACCCCCGCCGGAATTAGCAATACCTTGAGTATCTAACTCACCTTCAACCATCACCATCTCAAGATAATCATCATATCTTAATCTAGTTTCTGATTCAGCTTTCATAAACCAATAGTAACCAGAAGTACCATCTTCAGTTGCAACTTCAACCCAACCAATTTGAGCTGTGTCAGAACCATTAACAGTGTACTGATCTTTTATAATTATAGGTCTATTGCTAAACTGAGTAAGAACTGGTTCAACACCACCTCCCATGCCATTAGTTCCTTTAGCAAAATCAGAACCATAGACAAATACTCTAACATTAGCAGCACCAGCTATAGCACCCCAACCAGCTTGAGTATAACATGAAGCTTCAAACTGAGCGGCAGTAAGAGCAGGTAAAGTTGCGTCTGGTCCAACTCTAGTTATGATACCTTTTAAAGTAAGTCCAGTAGCTGGATCATAAGCTACTATTGTTTGATTTACTCTAACAGAAACTTGTCCAGAAGCTGGAAGAGCACCCGCGCCTACAGTGAAAATGTTACCACCGACGGTAGTTTCATCATAAGCGATATGCAACCTATTTTGTTCAGACCAAATGACTTGATCAGATGTCATTGGCATTTCAGCGCCAACCATTCTTAAGAAACCAGAGATGGTTCTATTACCAAATCTCTCAACTTCTTGTTCATAAAGCTCAGGCAAATTTTGCTGAGCGAAATCTGCGAAATTAGCTCCTGCCGCGTCATTCCACTGTAAGTAGTTAGTGGAAAGAATTGACTGTTCAGCAGAGGGTTGTAATCCCGCATTTTGTACCGTAAAAGCCATAATTTATATATTTATTTCTTTTTTGTTATTCTTAATTTAGAGCTATCTATACCCGAAACAGATTTGATCTTCATTCCATTAAACGTAATACCATCACTTGGAGCCGAAACTCTAGCTTTGCTATTAATGTTTTTGGAATCAGCAATTACACCTTTAACAGCATCGGCTTTGCCTTGCTCGTAAAAATGATTTGCTATCTTATCTATATTTCTAGCGGCATACATCGCTTTATGGTAACCATTTAAATCACCCACACTACCATCTTCATTTAAGAACGTCTTAATAAAGTCATTGATATTAGATTGCTTATTGGCCACATCACTTGGATTGTTAACTTTGTATCTAAATCTCTTATCTCCTAAATTAAATTCAAAACCTTTGAACTCGTCAGAGAAATGATTTTTAGTCCTATCAACGAATATTTCGTGATTTTTCTTAGCAACTTCTTGCTCTTTGTTATATCTGTTGAAAAAGTCTAATGCTTTTTGTTGATCTGGATTAATGTTTGATCTCATCTTGATCTCATCGTAATATTTATCCTTTAAATCATTTAAAAAACCTTTTGCTTTTGCAACTTCTTCTTTAATCGCAAGCTTTTTCTTGCGTATATCTTTTTCATCGTCATAATCCTCATCATAGGAAAATTTATCATCTAACATAAATTCAATCTCTTCCATATCTAAATGAGGCTTAGTACCTTTGTAATACTCTTTTAATAGTGAAACTTCGTCAACATTAGAATAATCAGCATTTAGTCTTACATAATCTTCTATAGTTCCACCAGTTTCTTGCATAAAATTTAATAATTTATTTACATTTTCTGGTAAAGTTTCACTATACTTTTCTTTAGTATCACTTGTAATTTCTTTTTTTTCCTCAGAAATAACTTCTTCTATAATTGTTACCTCTTCTTCTTCTTGTACTTCTTGTCCCATGCTTTGCAATTCCACTTGCTCTTTGGGTTCTTTTTTTTCTTCGCGTAACACGCTGCTCTCTGTTTCTGATTCTTGAACGGCATCGTTTTCTTTTTTATTTAAATCAAACTTAACAGGTTCGTTATTTTTGTTTTTAGCTAACTGTTTTGGTTTTGTTTTTTTAGCTTTTGACTTTACTTTTAAACCTTCTACTTTAGTATCATTAGTTGGTTGTTCTCTTGTTTCTAATACTTCTTTGTTTTTTTCCATGATATAATATTACATAATTGTTTGTTCTTCCATTCCAGGCATTTCACCCTGTTGCGGAGGATTTACTTGACCTTCAAAATTTGTAGGTAATAAATTGTTATTTCTTTGTTCAATCATTTGGCTTTGCTGAGTAGCCTGCATTTTAGTTCTTTGATCTTTTCTATTTTCTGCTTCAGCTTGTTGAGACTGTTTACTTTGAACTTCTAATTGCTTAAGCTGCATGTCATATTGAAACTGTAACTCCATTAGTTGCTTCTTAATTTCTGCCTCAGCTTGTATTTTTTGAATCTCAAATTGTGACTTACCTTGTTCAACTTGTAATTTATTTTCCGTCTCAGCTTGATTCTTTTGAACATCTGCCATAGCTGCTCTTTCAGCTGCTTCTGCGTTAGCTTGAGCTTGTTGTTGTACAAGTTGTTGTTGTCTAGTGTGATCTTCTTCAGCTTTCTTTCTACGTTTTAGTTTTAACATTTGATTTGCTAAAGCCAAATTCTTTACTTCTCTTATATCTATAGCATCTTCTAAATTTATAGATTGCTGTTGCAGGGCCACTTGTATATTTTGTTCTAATAAAGCTTTCTCTTCGTCATCAGGTTCTACTTCTAAGTATATACCAAAATCTCTTAAATGTATATTTTGTATTTCTTCTAAAGTAGCAACATTGTAAGAACTAATACTATTTATTAAACTCTCTCTAAGTAGATCATATTGAATACAGTCAGCAACTCTTAATGATATGTTTTCACAAGCTCTTAATGTTAAATAAAGACTAGCTTGTAATATATGTCTTGTAGCTGTATTTGAGTTAGCTGCTGCTAACTTTTGTAAACCAACTAATGCGTCTCTATCAGGTGTACTAGCGTCTCTCGCTTCGTTCAAGCCGGTTACATCTCTTATCATCTGTAGATAATATTGATAAGTCTGTATTAATGCTTGTATCTTGTGCATTCCATTAGAACTTTTTAGTTCTTGTATTGGAACTTTGCCATGATTGAGATCACCATCTTGAGTCATTGATCTACCAACTATACTACCAGTTTGGAAATACATGTTTAAAGCTTCTGATGGATTATAATTAGTGCCATTACCTAAATCAACCTCTGCTAAACCATCAACATCTACAAATACACCGTCTGGTACGAGTTTAGACATTACCTGTTGTAACTTAAGGGAAGTTAACTGAATCATATCAGCGAACGTGATCATTCTTTCAGTTAAAGACTCTATTCTTCCTTTGTATATATTAGGAGCACATATCTGATAGTTCATATTAACATGCACAGAATCTGAATAAGGTCTTGTCATGTTTTCTGCTAATTCCCACTTTAACATCATTGGGTGGCCTAATATCTTTGCTCCACTGTATAGTACTTCAATCGATCTTGAGGTTCTTTCAAACTTATCGCTAGGTGGTGGATTAAAAAAGTCTGTTTTTTGTATTGCTTTTTCTAATCCACTGTCTGTGTATTTTATTTTAAATACTTGATCAACGTAAGTTTTATATTCAAAGTATATAACTTGAACAGTGTTGTCATCTTCTCTCCCGTTCCAGTTTCTAGTATAGTCAGTATTTCCAGGATATTTTTGAATTTCCTCTAGTTCAGCATTAGTCAAATTAGGAAACTCTTTCTTTAATTCTGGTAGACTTAAACTCTTTACTTCACCAACATAGAATAAATCTTCAAAATTAGGATCTTCAGTATATGACCAAACTAAATTAGCTGGATCTACATATTCCAAAGTTATACCTTCAGATTTATTGAAATTAGTTTTTACAGCCCCTATACCTAATACAACTAAATCTCTATTAAATCTTCTTTTTACTAGATCGAATTTATTTTTAGCTAACGTATTTGATATTAATTCTTCTTCTGCTATTTCTATTGACTGTTTGTAGTCAAGTTGCATGTGTACTTCTAGCTCTTCTTCTGACTCCGGTACATCTCCAACTAAATCACTTTGAGACATGTCTATTCCAAAAGATTCTTTAACTCTTTTTAAATATTCTCTAGATCTAATGTCATTTAATATCTTAGTAGCATAATCAGTTCTAGCTTTTTGCGAAGCAGGATCTTGTGAATAAGCTTTTATAGTATGTCCTCTATCTGACATTCCATTTACAACTATATCTACAAATTTAGGTATTATTGGAACAGGTTTCCAATCTAAATTTAAATAAGATAAATCTCCATTTATAGCTAATTCATCTTTGTATTTTTGTATACTCTGTTCTCCTCTAGCGTATAATCTTCTTCTATGAAATACGTTGTAATTATTTAAGTATCTCTCTCCACCAACACCATATCTAAACCACTCGTTTTCTATAGCGTTGGCAACTTGAAGTCCATACTCATAAGTCATTTTTTCTGCTTCAGGTACTACCTGATCCGGAAAAGAACTCCTTGTATTAGTATAAATCATTTAGTTAAAATTTTTGAAATAGCACCATCGTTGTCATATCTTTTTATACCTAAATCTATTTTTTTAATTGTTCTATCTGCTAGCGGTTTATACTTGTTTCTATTGCAAGCCATAATAGCTAAACCAGAACTTATAGAGGCATCGTGTTGTGTTCTATTGTTAATATTAAATTTCGTCCAGTCTTCTAAAGTTCTTTGAAAATACATATCACCATACGTTTCTCCATTGAATCCAACTTTCTCTTCTATATAAGTTTCAATCGCAGCAGCGTGCGCTTGAATAATATCTTGACTTGAATTAGGTATACCACCTATTTCTTTTTCTGTTACAGATAATTTGTTCCAAACTTTATCTGGTCTATTAATTGAAAATGGTCTATAACCTCTACGCTTTAAATAGTAAAGCAATCTTGGTTTGTTATTTTCAACTAATATAGGCATTCCATAAAATACACAAGCCATTAATACGTCTTCAAAAAATATCTCAGCTGTGGGAGGTCTTGATATATATTCTAAGAAAAACCTACTACTTGGAACCTCATCTAAACTAAACTTAGTTAAACCGTGTAAAGATCCATTAGAACCTCTTTGATCAACTGTGCCAGAAATATCGTAACTATCACAACCAAAAGCTCCTAAGTGTTCATTACCAGGATATTTCATTCCATTTTTTACTATCACTTGGTTTTGAAGATTTTTAGGTGGAACCCAACTAACTCTGAATCTACCATTAGGATTTGGTGAGAAAAATACTCTAGTATCTTTAACTCCATTCTCCCATTGTAAACTTCCCCGCGTGACAGCAACTTGGTTATTTAATTCTTCGTTGTAATCTATTTGCTCATATATCTTCACAAGATTAAATAAACTCTCTTTAGTTTCATCCCTGAAAGCGTGTTTTTCCGTTCTAGGAAATTGCCTAAAAAATTCATTTAAACCGTCTTGATCATTCTTTAAACCTTCAGCTTCATTATCCCAATATTCTACTACACCGATTTTTATAGGTAGTTCATCTATACCCATTACAGGTTTTTCAGGTGTATCAAATACAGGCCAACCATGCATATCTATATAACCTTCATAATTCCATTCCATTGGAATAAACAAAGAGTATAGTCCAGACTTTGTTTGTCCATTTCTGTTTCTGTTAGTAACATCGGAATTATAATATATATCTTTAAAGTTTTGGCCACCTTTATCTAAAGCGTTAGATGTTGAACCCATCATACACTTACCTATAATTCTTCTACCTAATCTTAAACAAGTTTTGGTTACTTTCCAGTTGTTCTTAATGTTGTCAGGTCTTTCCCACTTATCACTTTCATCGTGAGCTAATAGTTTTAGTTTTTCACCATCGTAACTATTATCTCCAGTATTCTTCCAATCTATCGTAGTATCGAGTCCATCAAGTTCTTCAAGTTGCTCTCCAG